TCCACATGTTATTTTAGGAAAACCACAGTTCATTGCAACATAAAGGTTTGAGCATTATTCTAATGATCTAAGAGGAGTATACATATGCAGCGTTATGCTAATTGGTTTAGGGATTCGGAAGGCAGAGGCTATCCTGGGGCTATCGTTACCGTCTATGTGGCTGGCACAATTACGCTGGCAGACATCTATTACGCTCAGGGGGCTGTCACCGCTCCTAACGCAAAGCAGAACCCGTTCACGACTGACTCTAATGGCTTCTTTGACTTTGCCGCCGCTGGTGGGTCTTACGACATCGTTCTCAGTGGTTCAAACGTCGCTACAACGTATCTGTATAACCAAGCACTGTATGACATGGTTAGCGATCCCAATACTAATGTGCTTGGATTGCTTCAGGATGCGTCAGACGTTAGCCATGGCGATGCACTGACTGCGGTGAAACAGCCGATCACCGGAGCAGCATCAAGGACACAACACCAGAAGAATGCAGATATTATTCATATCAACGATTTTGGCGGGGACTTAAAAATAGCATTGCAGAACGTCCCGGAGTATACAACTATCGTTCTCGGCGTAGGTTCCTACGATATTACAGGTCTGTATAGCAGTGACTTCAACTTTGGCGCAGGCCCGTTTGTCGGCAACACCAAAAAGGGCATCCGCCTTCAGGGAGCAGGGATGCCAACGTTAAATAGCGCTGGAACCGCACTAGAAGGCGGGACAATCATCCAGGGGACGTTGCTTAATCTGGCTGATGGATTTGAGTGTTATGATCTTGGTATTGATTGTGGAACCAACGTAATTGCCACTAAGTATTCAGGCAATTACGCAGAAGGATTCGTGCCAGGATGCAATACCAGTTACGGAGTTGTACAAACCACCATTAAGGGTGTTAAGGTGGATAGAGTTATTTCGCTCGGGGCAGCGCCTACTGGTTCAGCATCGTCATTCAAACATACTATGCTCTTCGAGAACCTGGAAGATTGCAAGATCGGCCAGGTCGAAGCGGTGGGCGGTTATCATGGGTTTGCGTGCAAGATCGTGAACGGGTGTGCTGATTCCATCACCGTGCGAGGCGGTTCAGCAGGCAATGCTTTTATCTTTAAGTCAGATGTCTCTAATCGTTGCGAGGATGTTCAAATCGGGGCTCTTCGTATCGATAACTGGTTCCTCAACGGGGTTGAGCAAAAGGCAGGATGCCTCCGATATGAGGCTATTGATAACGTTAATGGGCACATAACTTTGAAGTGCAAAATTGGGTTACTCACACTCAAAAACACTGCAAATGGCGTTGACGGTGTTGTCTGTAATGGCACATATCCAATCGTCGATTGCGCTATTGGCCATCTTGATGCAAACATCCCATACAATAATGCAGCATTCAGGGTTGGTTATAGCGGTTCGGACGTGCAGCGTTTCGTCATTGGTAGTCATAACATCATTACAAATGGTCGCGGATTCGAGATTGGGTCTGGTTTTGTTCAGGGATTTATTGGAAGTGGAGCGCAAATTTTTTCTTCCGATTGCCTTCAGCCGCTAATGACCTGGGATAGTAGTTCGTCTATCCATGGTAATCTTCAGTTCACCGTCAACGCCCCTCAAACTAATACTTACATGATCCAGAGGAACAGCGGTAACATAAACATGGATCTAATTCAGTTCGGCGGAACTTCCGCAATTACATCTGCGCGATTAATTTCTGGATTTATTGGATCGCTGGTGCTTAATTCAACTAATTTTCAAGATAGCGGGCTAGGTGCATTTGCTACAGCAGGTGCTTTATATGAACCGTATAAAATAAGAATGAAAGGAGCGGTAAAAGCAAAGGTCGCGGGAAGTCCACTTGTGATTGGCACAATTACACCTAGCCCGTTAAAAACACAGCGATTTCCCGTACATAGTCAAACCAGTGGTGGATCATTAATAACAGTCGCTATTGAGATTAGTGACGCGGGTGTTATAACCTGCCTTAATACGATTGCTATCAACGACTATATATTCTTGGACAGTGTATTTATTGATTGTCTTTCTCAATAGCCCTATTTGAACAATTCATCAGAATAACCCCTTCCTTTTCCTAGGCCAATAAGCCAGATCCCGGAGCATTTCTTGGGTCTGGCTTATGTATTTCTTGACGTCAAGGATAACAACGCGTTCCTTACCGCACCTGGGCTTATCCAGATTGACACGTCTGGAAACATTGATGTGTTCAAGAATGTTACAGCGCCCAACTTCACCGCTGGTCAACCCGATGGTGTGTTTGCCACAACTGTTTCTTGGATGGTCTAAGATTATTTAACCACAACTTCATGACTCCCGTTGCGTTCCCTAATGAAATAGGTTCGCTCGGGAGTCTTGATGTATTCCATGTTGAGAGCTGCTGCTAGCTGAGTGACGGAATGGTATAGGATGTCCCGCTTCTTCTTGCGGGCTTCTGTGAGCTTCCATCGCCTGGTTTGAAGCTCTTTCATGCGTTTGTTAATGGCTTCAATGCCAGACTCAAGCTCATCAATCGTATCCTGCCATCGATCAAGGGACTCAGGGCCTTCTTCCATGAAGGATCGAATCTTGAGGTTGAGAGCTTCGGAAGGATCCAGGCTATGCTCTGCACAGTAGGTAAGGTCCGCTTCAATCTCGGCTAGGATGGCTGGTAGTTCAAAGGCTTGCATCGATGCCTCGCGTTCTTAGGATCTTCTTAGGAAACAATAACTATCCCCTGCGAGCGTTCCCAATGACCAATCGGGAAACCTTACAACTCGCAGGGAATAGCTATGATGAGGTTAACGGACTAGGGCAAGCCTAGGATCTTCTTGAGGTTTCCATTACGGTATAAAGCAAGGTTGGATCTTTCATCCCGCAGCCCGCCGGTTAGCCTATACAAGCTGTGTTCTACACTGTCACCCATCGAAGGATTAGCAGTGAATGTGTCCCTTGCCGCTATCTCATAGTGTCTCACGACACACTGACAACGGTATTCCCTGGTGCTATCTCCAGGCAGGCTGGGAGCCTTATACCCGACAGAACCCAACCCTTCGGACGCAATCCGAATCGGACTAGAGTTAGACACACTCTTGGGATGGTCGTATTTCCCGACAAAACCATTGCCGAGTCCCTTGATGATGTCGCGAGAATGGCTTACCATTCAATTACTCCAGTAAAGTCAGGTTAAAGCACCTGGGGGCCCCAGTCAAGGGGCCCCAAAGCTATGCCTGCATCTCCGCGACTTTAGCTGCTCTTGCCAGCTTTGCGGCCTTTCTCCTCTCAGCTTTGGCTCTTTTGCGTTCCTCCGCCTGGAGATGGCACATAAGCATGTATTGTCTAAGCCTTTTCAACTCAACCAATACATTTCTGGCGCTTCTGTAGTCACACATCTCAAGACAGCGTTCCATCCTCCTCAGGAGCTTCATTTCCGCCGGATGACATCTCATGTATCACCAACGCTCAAAAGGGACGGATTGATCATCGCAGATTCCATTGCCTTGCGCCTTGATGGCAATAGCAGACATCCTCTCAGCCTCTCCCCTAGCCTTATTCATCGCCTTCTTCTGCCTGAGCCTGTGAAGCTCGATGAAGATGCCACGAACGGGATGGCCCACTTCTAGGTCTGTTTGGTCAATGTATTGCTCAAGCTGACGCAGAAGCCTTAACTCTCGTTGGGTATTGGATTCTTCCCTAGGCATTGCACAACACCGCCTGGAATGCTTTGATGACGTTCTGAAGCTCTTGTAGCTGTTTCCTGGCAATCTCAAGCTCTAGCTCAAGCCTTGCGTTCTCCAACTGGGCAGATATTAGCTGATCTTCCAGACTCATCAAAGCCCCTTCTTGTCTAGTTCGACGATCTTGTTCTTGATGGACTCTACGAATGGATCCAAGTCTTCAAGATCCAGTGCCCAGCGTGTAGAGCTAATGACAGCGTAAAATCCACCGCCACCATTGGCGTATTCAATCTTGATGCCTTGCATGGTCTGAGTAAGCGGCCCGCAACAGTCTTGGGGTTGCTCTCGGTATTCAAATGGGAACCCATCTTCAGGGGTTGCGTATTTACGAGACATTGGTTTCTCCAGGTATAAACATGCGGCACTCCTGTTTCTCAGGACTCATGCCAATGGAAAGATCTGTATATGGTAGACGGTGATGTCCCTTGGGGATGTCTGTATGGCGCTGGCACAAATGGCGCTTGAGGCAATGCTGCCCATAGCATCTCGTTACATCATAGTTGAGCATCTACATCACCCACATCATTGATGATTTCAAGCAACTTCACTGCCTCATCCCAGGCCTTGATGAATCCACCTTCATCCTTGAATTTACCGTCCAAATCTTTCTGGAGCTGCCACAGGAATACACCACCTAGACAGCCATCCACTGCCTCCTTGGCTTTCTCGATGGTGATTCCCTTCTTGTCTGCTCCAAGTTCGTTTGCTAGCTTACCAACCATTTCCAGTGACTTTGGAAGATTGTCAAACGAATGGATCATCTTTGTGTTGAGCGCAACGTCTACTGATCCCTTAAGAATGCCTTCAATGGTCATTTACGCTCCTTTGGAACAAATTTGGATAGGACTTCAATGGACTGCTCGCCATAGCACATGATGTTGTTCCACACGCCACCGGCCTTGTCTGGCTTGGTAGACGGTTTCCCCGTAACCCGTACATAGTCATTAGGGCCAGGACCAACATCAACACCGTAAGCAGAGACGCGAACAGTAAAAGTGCTGTGGCCAGCAATATCCGATACCGCTGATGGCAGGTAGAGCGTAAATTGCATAACCTCCGAGCCGTTAACCTCAATCTTGCGTGAACCCCACTTCGAGACTCTGCCGACATAAGACGCTCCTGTGAAAAAGGGCTTATCGGGCTTGATGTAAGGCATTTACTTAACCTCCAGGTTGCCAGTCTGCAATAGCCATAGGACCGACTGGTAAAGTCCCTCGTTATATGTTTCCTTAGCCCATTGCCCATTAGCATCCACAACCTTGTGGCACTCATCACACAGGTAGCATGGAAGGTCATGAGCCTTGATACCGGTTATCATTCAATATGTTTCCATATCAATCTTTTCCTTATGATGCAAATAGTGGCCTGTGAAACTTTAAATCTTTCAGCAAGTTTAAAATTTCTATCATGGCTTGACCGTATAAATCTAACATCATCTTCGCTCAACTTACTATTGTGCACATCAACACCGACTGGACGATACGCTCTACCTTTAGCCACCATATCCATGGTGTTTTCCTTGTTGGTTCCCAAAAAAAGATGATTTGGATTGACACATTTGGGATTATCACACTTGTGGCAAACGAGTAGATTGTCAGCTATCTCGCCAAAATGTATTACATACGAAAGTCTATGCGCCTGCCAATTCTTTCCATTGCCAGAACCGAATCTTTGTTTTATCTGGCCATATCCATGCCTAAAAAGAGAAGCTGTCCAGTTCCAGCATTCATCATCTCCTTTTACATCAACATGACTCCAAAACCTCTCAACTATGTCAACTTTCGCAACCAATTGTTATCCTCCCTGTTTGAAGCAACCAAAGAATGGATTGGTAAATCCCCTCATTAAATATATTCATTCGCTCCCCCATGGCAAGGGTTGCATTAAACCTTCCATCGACTTTTGAGTGACAATCGAAACATAAGTAGCACGGTATATCATGCGCTTTAACAGACAATCCGTGGCCATGCCTAAGCTGATTGGAATGAGCTAGAACAACCTGTCCATGGTTCGGAGCCTTGCAATACATGCAGTGTGGAACTTGATTGGCAAGATCCTTTAGACGATGTGACCGGAAGTTGCTCATTTGTTCACCCTTGGCAGCTTTGAGAGTGCTTCATCAAGCTTGGCATGTGTCAGTCCACCTGGACGCTTTCGCACGTTGTAGGCAGCTTCCAGAGCCTCTATAACCTCTACAGGGCTAGACCGGAACCAGGAGATTAGCTGAGTGTTGCTTGCCCATTTGTCCTCTCCACTAGAGATGGCTTTCTGTGCAAGATCCTTGAGGAAGTTAAGATCATCGCGCATGGACATGGACCCCAAACAGGTTTAGGACCTTCTCCCACCAAGGCCTGCTAAGCCCAAGGCGTCTATTGAGTTCTTTCATGTTTTCAGGGCTCAACCGCATCTTTGCGCTTTTATCATTCTTTGCTTCACGTAGCAGCTTGGTGAACCTCCTATCCATCACTTCAGCCCTGTAAACAATCTCCCATCCACTAGGGATCTTCCCGCCGTGCTGGCGCTTGAAGTAGGTGGTAGCCACTGCCCTCTGGGGCATGTGTGATTCTCTATCGGCGGGAAGGATGTAGTAGGTTCCCCTATTCTTACCTTTGGCATCTAGCAGCACATACGCTTCAATCATCCAATTCCTCCACTACCAGAGTGATGTATCCCTCTTCGCCCCATGGGGCATAGAGCTTTGTCTCATTGCTGTGAACTACTTTAGAGTCATCCGCGATGATGATCCCCTTCATGGAGTTCTCTAGCAGGTAGCTCAAGTTTGACTTATCTGGTCTGACCACATGATGCTTGGTGTTCTTATGGCATTTGGGACGTTTCATGTGAAACCAGACATAAAGCGAAATCGGTCCTGCCATTGGTTCATTTGTCCATGTAGCCTTGAAATGCTCTTGGTAGGCTAGGACAGCCTTCTTGCACTCTGGACGCTGATAGGTTCCATTGCGCGTAACCATGGGGGCCTTGTTAGGCACAGCCTCAAATGGAATGGTGGTTTCGTATCTCATTTGTGTTTTGCTAATACTTTGTAAACATCTAAAATTACCGATGCTACTCCATATGCAATAAGGAGCATGAACACAAAGTTCAACACTAGATCAATCATTGAACATCTCCATTCTGGAGAGCGTAACGGATAAGTGTTGCAATAACATCAAGGGCTTCTTCTTGCTCCTCAATGGTTCCATTTGGTTCAGAAGCATATTCCAGCCATTCATTATCAACGTCTGACATTTCTGTCCCTTCAGGATGCTCTCGCCTGGCATGGGCAAGCCTATCCTTAATTATTTCAATCACTTGTTCATCGGTGTATGTTTTCATTGGTAGTCCTATGGGTTAGAGAATGGACATATTCACATAGCAAATCCAAGCCCTCTAGGTTCCGTTCTCCGATAAGCGCAGAACCTAGAAGGTGGATGTCTAGTTGTTATTGGTTAGGCTAGAATGGTATATCTTCAGTATTGCTTGACGCAGCCATATCAACACTCTTGTTGATCTTGTCCTGCAACCACTTAGGAACCTTGTCGAAGTCCTTATTCAACTCCATGTCATAGAACACAGGTGTATTCACTGGATCAGGACAGGTGACAGACTTCTTGAGGGGCATGACACTATCAAGATTGGCATAGGTGGTTTCCTTTGCCTCACTCCGGTAGTGTGTAACATTCACAAACGCAGTTAATCCAAGTAGGCGTTTGAAGTCAAACTCATTGCAATCCTTAGCAAATCCAAGCCAGGAAGTAAGGACAGCCCGAAGCTTGCTCTTTTCGTTGAGAGAGAGGGTAAACTCCCGTCCAATGGAAAATGGACGACCATCAGCCATGAGTGCTTCTGGAAGTTCAAACCCGATGAAAACCTTGTGTTGAAGCTTTTCCTGCCCCTGTACGAAAACCCTTTGGCGGCCCAGGTCAATCACCTGGTAGCAACGAGCTGTATGAATCCCAGCCTCGACAAGCTCTCGCTCCTTGCTCTGTTGAGATTCTTCTTTGTAGTTCATGAGTCCCATGTTTTCTCCTATGGCCCACTCTCAATTGGGGCTACTAGATATATATTATATAGAATCTCAGCCTGTCAAGAGGTTATTTGAGAACAACCTCGACTTTGTATCCACAGGCTTCAGCTAGAGTCTTGATGATTGGGATGGCTTCCGCATTGCATGACCATGCAGCAGGCTTTGGGTTCTTGGCAGGACGTAGATGCCAAGATTCTGGAATGGCGCGTCCTAACCTCAATTCCGCCTTCTTGATGGCCTGCTCCATAGACTTTGCAACCACAGAGAATCTACGATTTCCTGATCTATCGAGAAGAATCCATTTGGTTGGCATAATCTAATCCTCCACCATGACAAACTTACGGATTCGAGTTTCGGACCATAAACCACCATTCCTGCAATGTTTCGCACTGCACCTAGCATCCAATCTGGTGGAATGCGTGCTTCGCAAAAACCACTTAACTCCATCTGCTTTGCAAAACAAACCCCATATATGCTTCCGCATTAGAACATCTCCTTTTGAGGTATAGGCTTGGTTAGCCTTACTTCTGTTTCTCTTGAGCACTCATCAAACCGGGTTAACTCTGGCGTGTATAGCATTGGGATTACCCCGCATGGGCCGTCACAGCTAGAGTCTTGATGATTGGGATGGCCATCCATCGGATCTAGTCGGATTCGTCCAGGAAGCAGCCACATCCGCCAACGTCAAAGAGATCAACTTGGCACCCAGCCTGAATTCGTTCTCGCAGTTTCCGCAGGGTGATCGGCGCGGTCTTCCCTCCGCGACGGTCCCGCAGAATTGAAACGTCCTTCCCGACGAACTGGCGGAACTCCTCTTCCATGGCCTCGTGGAGTGCATAGCGTTCTGGCATCTCCCGCAGGAGCAATGCGAAGTGCCCATGCCCACCCTTCACGCAAAACCCGCCACAGTTATTGTGGGAGAATCCCATCCCATACAGACGTGGTGGAACGATACCCTCTGATTCTAGCCACTTGAGCATGTCGGGCTTGAGCAAATAGGGTGCGTCCACCATGGGCGCGAGGTAAGTCCACCCCTGCTTGGCTTTCCGCTCGCGGAGGCGTTCGTACCGATGGACTTCGGACCAGTCGATGCCCACGTATACAAGGGTTTCCGTGGGGTCAAAATGCTTTTCCATCCACCTATCGGCGAGTTCACGCTTGAGAATCCTGGAGCAAGGATCCGGCCTAGACCCGCCCATCATCCGCTCGTCGAAGAACACCTGCCAGGGGTCACGGCCATCGCCGATAGATGTCAATGGAACCCCAACATTGTTGGCCGCCTCGTGGATAAACCTGTAGAGATCCTCATCTTCGATATTTGTATCTGTGAACAAAAGGGTTAGGTTGTCGAGTCCATGGACTTCTGCCACTCGCTTTGCAGCAGCCCATGATCCGATTCCACCCGAGAACATAACGACATGTTGCATTAGAACATCTCCTCTTGAGGTATAGGACTGGTTAGCCGTAATTCTGTTTCCCTTGAGCACTCATCGAACCTGGTTAACTCGGGAGTGTATAGCATTGGGATGACCCCGCACGGTCCGCCACGGTGCTTGGCAACAATCAACTCTCCACCGTTCTCCAATTCTCCATTGGCATTAGCCTTCCGATGGATAAAACAGACAATGTCTGCGTCCTGTTCAATGGCCCCCGAATCTCTCAGGTCCGAGAGCCTGGGCTTTCCATCGTTTCGCTTTTCAACCTCACGGTTAAGCTGAGAAAGAACTACAACCGGGATTCCATGGTCCTTGGCAAGCAGCTTGAAGGCTCGGCTAATGTCCGCAATCCGGTTTGTCTCATTCTTCTGAGACTTGCCTTCCGGAGTGGTGATTAGCTGGAGGTAATCGACCAGGATGAAATCAATCTTCCCGTGCCTTGTGATGTATTGGTCTACCTGAGAGACAATTTCTCGAACTGTAATGGTTGCCCTGTCACCGATGGAGATTGGCAGGCTTGAGAGCGTTTCATTGGCCGCCGCAATCTTCGCAAGAACGGAAGGATCATAGACTCGCCCAGCCTCCCGCATATTGATACCAGCCTCAATTCCTACCGAGCGCTTCCAGAGCTCATCCTTGGACATTTCCAGGGAGAAGTAGGCGCTACTGTGCTTCATCTTCGCGGCTCCGAGCATCCATGAAACCGCAAGGGCTGACTTCCCAACACCAGGCCGAGCCGCCAGGACGATGAACTGGCCAGGCTTGAAACCCTGCGTCATGGAATCCAGGCGATGAAACCCGGTCATGATGCCTTTGGAAGTCTTTCCCTGCATCTTCTCGGCCATATCCGCAACAAGGTCTGTCCCGAAGGATTCCAGGCTCACAAGGTTACCCTTATCGGACCCCAGTAGCATTTTTGACAGCCTTGAGGTCGTTTCCTCGATCAATGCTTCAGGGTTTGCTTCCTCATGGGCGGATTTGGTCATTAACTCATGGCCAACCTTCATCAAGTCACGATGCAGCTTCTTGCGCTTGATGGTTTCAACCAAAACCATTGGCTTGCGGACTTCCTCACAGGCCAATCGGTCACAGATAGCCGTAAACCCACCCAACTTGCCCCAGGTTGCGTCATTCAATGCTGACTTGATCGACACAGCATGAACCTCGCTTCGCTGCTCTGAGAGCAAACTAGCGGCCTTGAATATGGTCTGGTTCAGAGGGTCGATGAAATCATCCGGCGTGAGTGTGATTGTGGCTTGGGCTAGGGCATGTTCTGCTCCTGGTGCGCAAATGGTAGCGATGAGTGAGTTTTCTACGTCAACGTCAGAGGGAAGTGGTAGCTTTGCCATTGGATCTCTGTAGGCTATGGGTTACAGGTTTGATCCTGTGATTGTGCAGAATCCCGTTGCAGCATCTTTGCAGTCCTAAGCCCCCTAATGCTTGTCTGCCAAGGGGGGGTATCTCCATTAGCAGGTCCAAGCCAGAACTGGATTGCATTTGCGTAAGTGTTTGTCTCTTTGCACTTCTCGGCATAGCGAAGACCGGCTTCTTGGATTTCAGACAGGGAAGTCTGAAACTCGGAAGACTGGGTAATGGCAAGTAGCCTTGATCCAGCTTTGTCGAAGTCATGCTGGATCCGGCTTTCCCCTCTATGAGTTGGCCAAGCATCTCTGAGGGCAACCAAGACTGAGACTATTTCTTGTGAGAAGGCAGCTAGTTTGTCCTCGGTGGTCCTCCGCTTCCCTTTACCGGAGGGAGATCCCTTCAGGGGGTTTTTGGGGGTTGTGTTATGAATCAGTGAATCAGGAATCAGTGAATCAGGAGGATTTCCACCGTTCTCTAACGGTGAACTCACCGTGAACTCACCGTTAGGCACTGTTTGCTCACTATTCCCCCTATCAGAGGAGGCCCCCTTTAGGGGGTTGGGGGGTACGTTTGTTGTTTTTGACTCTGCATCTGCCTTTGTATCTGCCTCTGCTTGTCGTGACAGAGCGTAACGGAGCGTTACTTTCTCTGATTCTTCCAACTTGATCTTTTGCCTTTCGCGGTATCTAGCTTGCCTTTCCGCGTTCTTCGCATTGGTGTCTTCCCTGCTTAACTTCTTCCTGTACTTTGTGTAGTTGACAAGCAGCCATCCGCCGTCAATAGGGATAATCCTCCGACCTTCAAGGTCCTGTGTTCGGCTGTATTTGTCTGGAGTGTTTAGGATTTTGAGCGCGTCTTCACACTCTTCCACCTCGATTCTCGCGGCATCCGCAAGGCCAGGAATACTGGCCATCACCTCTCCATTGGCATCGGCGATTGCAAGCATTGTCACCCAAAGCAGGCGAACATGCCTGGGCGCTCTCCAAATCGTTGAATGGATGATTTCGTCGAACAATTTAGCATACCCCATCATGCCTCCACTATGGCCAGTAACGTTACCATAACGTTACGTAACGCAATGGTAGGGTGTTTAATGTTGATTGCAAGAGTTGAATGTATGGCTAGTCTGAATTTCAAGGCTCTTGCATGGTTTCTAGGTGTTTTGCTGCTCTTCGGAGCATCTTGGCCCAAGCCTTTGCTTCCTTTGTATTGCCTGGGCGTAGGTCTGAATGCCCTGAAAAAAGCTCTTCAAACCTTACTCCGTCATCTTTAAGCAAAACGGTGAAGGTTGAGTAAGCAGCCATCCAATCAGTATTAACCTCATACACTTCGGTTCTTTTCATGATTGCTCCATTACACGCGCTACACCCTGCCTGGCAGCTTCCAGGGCGCGCCTCATGACTTCCAGGCTCTCAATGCCAGGGTAAGCACGTTTGAGCGAGTCCTCGCCCAGTGTGGCGGCTTTACGGGCCTTGTATGCAGCGGATTCGTCTTTCTGAATTTCCCGGTAATAGATTTCCAGGGCATACCAGTGGGCCAGTCCGATCAAGTGCCATTGGATCTCCGCATAGTCGGATGGAGTATTGTTTAGTTCATCAAGGATGGTCACAGCCTAACCTTTCGTCTGTTTATGACTCGGATGGGCATAGGAATGAGGCAATAATCCACATTGGAGCCGCACTTGCAAAGCCCAATCCATTCCTCAGATCTTTTATTCCATTTTTGCCTGTATCCATCAAAATTCCAATGGCCAGCTCCGCAATCACTACAAACCAAGGGATTCAATGTATGGATAGGCGATAGACGGTATCTCATTGGATGCCTCAATGGGTTAGAGGATGGACATATTCATGCAGCAATAAGGCCGCATGAATGTTAGTTGTCATGTGTTCACTTCTTTCGATGTGCAGAACCTATTCAGTCTTGCGCTTGATCCATAAGTCTAGCTCATCAATTAGGTTTTTCAGTTCCTCGCGGGCTTCAATGGCACGATCAAGGTTAGACGCCATGACCGGATGAGCAGAGATGAATACCTCGTTTCCATAGTCAATCAATCGCATTGGCAGACTCACTGGATTCTCCTTGGATTAGGTTTTCACGTTCCCTAATGGCTGATTCACGCTGAATCATGATCCGTTCAATGTTCCGAATCACTACTGCCAAAGGGGAATTGTCCTTGAAATGGATCGCATCAAGGGATTCGGATACCTCAAGCCATTTTTCAATGGCAATCAATGCAGATTCGTTGATATCGTTAAACATATAGACTCACTTGTTGTAATTTTCGGCCTCAATTCGAGTAATAAAGAAGTGAATACCCCCCGAGGATTCATCCCAGCGATAGTCATTCCATGAGTCGGGTTTAACTGTTTCCCCTGCACGGTAGACGAAACTCGAATCATAAAAAGAGATTGCCTCGACTGCTCCAACGACTTCCAAGACATCGGCAAATTCAGCTCGACATTTCCTAGATGCGCCATGACTACGCTTGGCATTGGCTGGAATCAGTAGCTTTACCAAAACATCGTTTCGGCACAGCTTCCACCCGATAACGTCGCCTTCTGGAAGGTGAGAAGTCGTGGCGATGGCTAGATCGGCGTTTTTGGCACCTTGCAAGTTGACACCGCTCAGGTCGGCACCGAGCAGGTTGGCATCGCGCAGGTTGGCATCGCGCAGGTTGGCGCTGCTCAGGTCGGCACCGCGCAGGTTGGCCCCGCTCAGGCAGGAACCACTTAGGTTGGCATGGCGCAGGTTGGCCCCGCGAAGGTCGGCACCGCGCAGGTCGGCACCACTTAGGTCGGAACCACTTAGGTTGGAACCGCTTAGGTCGGAACCGCGCAGGTCGGCCCCGCCCAGGCAGGCACGTTGGCCCCCAGCGCCTTCACACCAGAGGTTGTGATTTTCCTGGATTTCTGGGAGGTTTATATTGTGGTCCATTTTAGCTCACCTTTTGGCTAGGTCGATATTCTTGGCTCCGGTTAGGTTGGCCCGGGTCATGTTGGCCTTGCGGAGATCGGCACCTTCCAGGTCGGCAAAACGAAGGTCGGCACCGCTCAAGTCGGCATTGCGCAGGTCGGCATTGCGCAGGTCGGTACGGCGAAGTTCGGCACCGCGAAGTTCGGCATTTCGCAGGTCGGCACCGCGAAGGTCGGCACGGCTCAGGTAGGCATGACTGAGGCGGGCACGGCTCAGGTTGGAACTACGAAGATCGGCACGGCTCAGGTTGGCATGACTGAGGCAGGCATGGCTCAGGCCAATACGGCTCAGGTTGCCACCGACTAGTCTGGCCCCGCGAAGGTCAGCGCATCTCAGGTCAGCGCATCTCAGATCGGCACCGCTGAGGCAGGCACCATGAAGGTCGGCACCGTTCAGCTTGGCGCCGTGAAGGTTTGCGCCGTAGAGTTCGGAATAGCTCAGGTCCGCACCACACAGGTCTGCACGTTGGCCCCAATCGCCTAAACACCATAGCTGGTGATTTTCCAGGATTTCTGGGAGGTTGATTCTATGATCCATTTTAGTTCACCTTTTGGCCAGGTCGGCATTCTTGGCTCCGGTTAGGTTTGCCCCGGTTAGGTTGGCACCAGTCATGTCGGCCCCTCGAAGGTCGGAATTGCTCAGATCGGCACCGATTAGACCGGAACCGCTCATGTTGGCATCGCTGAGGTTTGCACCGCGAAGGTCGGCACCGTAAAGGCAGGCGCAGCAAAGGTCGGCACCGCTCAAGTCGGCACCGCTCAAGTCGGCACCGCTCAAGTCGGCACAGACCAGCTTGGAGCCCATCAAGTCCGCACCACTTAGGTTGGCACTGCTCAGGTCGGAATTGCTCAGGTCGGAATTGCTCAGATCGGCGCAGATCAGATCGGCACAGTGCAGGTCGGAATTGCTCAGGTCGGAATTGCACAGATCGGCACAGTGCAGGTCGGCACAGTGCAGGTCGGAATTGCTCAGGTCGGAATTGCACAGATCGGCACAGTGCAGGTCGGCACAGTGCAGGTCGGCATAGACCAGCTTGGCACGTTGGCCCCCAGCGCCTTCACGCCATAGCTTGTGATTTTCCTGGATTTCTGTGAGGTTGATTTTATGGTCCATTTTAGTTCTCCTAGTCATAAAGGGGAATTAGTTCGCTCTTCGGATCGAAAGGAGTTAACTAAGCCTCGTAGATCGCACCACTCAGGTGGGCACATCGCAGGTTGGTACTGCTCAGGTCGACACCGAGCAGGTCGGCACCGCGAAGGTAGGCTCCGATCAGGTGGGCATCGCGCAGGTTGGCATCGCGCAGGTTGGCATCGCGCAGGTTGGCATAGCTCAGGTCGGCATGGCGCAGGTTGGCACCACTTAGGTCGGAACCACTTAGGTTGGCATGGCGCAGGTTGGCCCCGCGAAGGTCGGCATCGCGAAGGTCGGCACCACTTAGGTCGGAACCACTTAGGTTGGAACCGCTTAGGTCGGAACCGCTTAGGTCGGCGCTGCTCAGGTCGGCCCCGCCCAGGCAGGCACGTTGGCCCCCAGCGCCTTCACACCAGAGGTTGTGATTTTCCTGGATTTCTGTGAGGTTGATTTTATGGTCCATGGGTTACTCCTGAATTTTCCTGCGAACTTCTTTGAAAATATAGGAAAGCTCCTCTTGAGTGATTCCAGCTAAGTCGCAGACGGACTTTGCCGCTTCTGAATACATCGCCGCTTCACTGGCTCGCCTCATGTTATGGCTTTCCGCAATGGCCACAGCGTTATGGCATAAGCCGGTAACGATGGTAACAACAGTGTGATAATCCAGACCTTCACGGATTCGGTTCTGAGTCTTTTCGGCAATGGTCATTTCACAATCCTTTCCACGTTGAAGGTGGGAACGCGTTTTAGAGGTCGGCATCCCTGAGGTTGGCTCCACTGAGGTTGGCTCCACTGAGGTTGGCATCCTTGAGGTTGGCACTCCACAGGCTTGCACCTCTGAGGTTGGCACCTTGGAGGTTGGCACCCTGGAGGTTGGCACCACCGAGGTCGGCATCGCCGAGGATGGCACCACTAAGGTCGGCACCACTAAGGTCGGCACCACTAAGATCGCCATTTAAACAGAGTTCGTGATTCTCTCGAATTGTTTTAAGGTTGATTTTCGGGTCCATGATTTACATCTGAATTTTCCTACTCATTACTTGAGTCTAGCGGGTGCGATTTCATCTGGCGTAAGATCCTCTACAATGCCTGGAACCAGGCGTTCGGCTTCATCCAGGTAGATTTTCTTGGAATCAAGTAGCTGAGCCTGTAGCTCAAGGTTTTCAAACTTGGGATTCATTAGCCTGAGCATGTGTAGCGTCTTGCCTATGTCACGAGCCAGCATAACGAGGCGAACCGCGCTAGACTGCTCAGATCCCTGCCTATATCTCAATATCCACCTCATACGCTGGGCAATGTTGCAATTGCGACACGATTTCAGGAGCTTGCGGCCATCATTATGTCTAGGTCTGCCGCAGCGGCAAAGCCCGGCCTTGCGGAAGCCATTAGCTCGTTTAGCATCCGCCTCTTGATCCTCTTCGAGGCAGGGATCACACGTCGTCGATCCCTCGATAGGGTCGCGGATGCCGCATTTTACGCAAGTCCCAGCCAGTTTACGATTAAGGTATGTCTGCTGATAACTCATCCGAGCCCCAATACCTCAAGAGTGCATGCAATGGCGTCTGGCAAGCCCTGCAAGATGCCGTAGAGGATAAGTGCACCTGCTATACCCAGGATCACCCAATGCCGCTCCAATCGAATCCTACGCATCTTCTTCGGTCTCCTGTATAGCAAGCTGGCCGGGTCTGTAGTGTTCAATGGCATCCCTCAATTCTTTGGAAAGCATTTCCGTTGGAGTGTCATTGCCATCAAACCATGACCTACGCCCATTCCATTCCATTGCAAATTCAACCGACCATCCCTGGGCATCGGTTTCAAACCTAACGCGCCATCCGTTATGCTCAACATATATTGGTTTGCTCATTACATACTCTTAGAACAATAGTGAAGGGGCATCACTGCGATGGTTATTGATGAACTCCGCTGCATACTTCTTCAAGACAAGCAAAGCATCCTTGATTTCTGGGTCTTGATGGTATTGGTTATAAACGTGATATATAAGTTGCAACGATAAATGCCTATCAAGATTAATACGAGTTCCACCACACCAAAGGGGCAGGCTGGTGAAATCTAGGTTGGCACCCTGGAGGTTGGTACCCTGGAGGTTGGTACCCTGGAGGTTGGCACCCTGGAGGTTGGCACCCTGGAGGTTGGCACCCTGGAGGTTGTCACCACTGAGGTTGGCACCTCTGAGGTTGGCACCTTGGAGGTTGGCACCCTGGAGGTTGGAACCTCTGAGATTGGCACCCCTGAGGTCGGCACCACTGAGGTTGGCATCCTGGAGGTCTGCACCACTGAGGTTGGCATCCTGGAGGTCGGCACCACTGAGGTCGGCACCTAGGAGGTTGGAACCCTGGAGGTTGGCATCCCATAGGTTGGCACCCGGTAGGTTGGCTCCACTAAGGTTGGCATCCTGGAGGTTGGCACTCCACAGGCTTGCACCTCTGAGGTTGGCACCTTGGAGGTTGGAACCCTGGAGGTTGGCACCACCGAGGTCGGCATCGCCGAGGTCTGCATCGCCGAGGTCTGCATCGCCGAGGTCTGCACCACTGAGGTCTGCACGTTCACCGCCATTGCCATTTCGCCAAAGTTTGTGGTTAGTAAGGATCGTTTGTAGGCCCATTTCGTTACTCCTATGAGGTAATCAGGCATCTAGCCTGACAATTCCCTGGAATGATTCAGCTATTTCATCCCCCTGATTGCAGCCCTGACGCTAGAAAACGTATAGGGCACACCATCCGGCGTTTTAGACCCGTCGAAATCGCAGTAGCCAATAAATTTCCTGGCAGCATCATCTAGCGTTTGCGTCTCTCGGATGCATTCCAGTGCTAGCCTATATAGCCCCTCATCATTTTTGATCCACAATGAAACATTCCAGTGATTCCAGTTCTTGTGTCCATTAAGCATTGTATGCTCCCTTTGCTTATAGGGCCTCAGCCCTGTCAGTTATTCACACAGGCAAGATTTAAAGCATGCTGAAACATGCGCATAAACTCGTCATGAGTTGAAAACCTAAAGATCCGCTGCATTTCCTGATCCACTGCCCGAAGCTGCTCTCGTGTCGGACGCAGCATTGTATGGTCGATATGGTTGGTATTGGTTTGCATTGGGATGCCTCCGTTAGTGGGTTGAATAACAGGTATGTTCTTGTTGCAGATCGATGTAACGTATCCCATTTCAATTCTCCTTGTGGGTTAGGTTAGGTTGTTCAGTGATTTGAATGGCGCTACTTCCAGATTGGCGAGACGTTGTGCAGTGTGGCATATTCCAGGATGTCCAGGCGGGACCAAAGCATTCCCACGGGTTCATCCTCTTTGCCCTCACACTCCCAGAACACGTTGTAGGCCTCATAGGTGGTTGCGGCTCGGTATGCGGTGAGCATGTCACTCTCCTTTTTTGGTTTGTGGGTTTCAGTGGTTTGTCTCATCTCAGCACATCAACTAAGACTACGTTGGCATGTGCTGAGTCAAACAAACGCGCTATCGTCTCCGCCCCGTCTGGTGCTTATGGTAGCCAGCTCTGGGAGACGCTATGGGTTATCAAGGAGGGTTAGGCGCAACCTCGATCGCTTGCCTGTAAAGCATAAAGCAGCCGCCGTGCCAAACTTGAAACCCATTGAAAACACTAGCACTTAGGCAATCCAGTCTAGGAATAGGATCATGCCAAGTGACCGATTGCGTCACACGCTAAAAACCAGCCAATCGCCTGCGAAATGGACAAAGCCCTTATTTATCAAGCAAACAAGCAAAATGACGCTCCACGTCACACCAAATCCGTTCTGCGTCACATGCGGGCATCTAATATATAATACCGCCTAGCATGCCTCAGGAGCCAGTACGTGGCCACTGCACCGCGTCACCGAGTGAAGGCAACCTTGGTTGACTAACGAGGGGACAAGAAGACACACCCTTCTTTCATCTAATCAAGAAACAGAGAAGAGAGATCATCCAAGACAGACAGACAGATACCGTATAGCCTCAAAACACCTAAGAGACACTGAGATACACCAAGATACACCAAGATACAAACACCCCTAAAAGATAGCCTCATCCCTCCCCCTCACCCTCATCCAAGCAATAAACGAACTGTCGTGCTATTAGATTTCATGCCGATATTCGCCTAATGTTCGATTCAGCTTTCGATGGCGTGTATTGTGTAACCTTGTGGCCTACATGCTTGATATTCATCGTATTGCATGGGAAATAATAGGCGAAACAAGGCAGTATGAGCCCACCCATAAGAGCCCATAAAACGCAACCCACCCCGGAGTGACTTTGGCAAATGTATGGGGGGATGGTGGAGCGGAGTTGCTACCTTAACGAGCTAATGGATCTGGTTTTCAGACGTCTTAACGAGCTATTGAATCCAGTTTCTATCGACTCAATGGTCTACATCCGCCTATGAATGCGTTAATGGCATAAACGTCTATGCCGGTATACATATGATTTACGACAGATAATCATTATTCACATTAAATGAAGGGTCTCCCAAATCCCCGGGGAAACACTTTGGGTTATCTGCAATATAATCTTGCGAGGGTATGATAATGGATTATTTGGAATAACTGGCGGGGGAGTAGTTCTGAGAATATGATGTGGGGTGGTAAGGAGGGTATGTGGCGGGGAAAATGGTGAAGAGAGGGGATGAGAGTCCTAGTTGGCTGGGTGATGCTAGGGAGGTAGATAGGGATGTGTTGGAGGGGATGGATAGGGAGGGTAGGAACCTTTTGACGCAGCATTCAGGGGATGGGCTGTCGCTGAGGAAGAAGCAGAAGGCGGGTGCTGAGTATTTGGCTACCTTGGTGGGGCATCCTAAGTTCCGGGAGAGGTTCTTGGAGTGGGCAATGGAGAACCCAGGGGATGCGTATAAGATTGCTTCAAGTGAGAGGCCGAAGGAGATTCATGTAGAAGAGGACATTAGGCAGATGGTGGTGTTGGTTCCTGCTTCTACTACAGAGAGTGAGTGGCAGAAGCTCATTATTAATGAGGGGGAGAAGTAGTGGTCGTCTTATGGAGTCCTCAGCCTAAACAGAGGTTGGTGTTAACGTGCCCTTATGATGAGATCTTGTTTGGTGGTGCAGCGGGTGGTGGTAAGTCTGATTGCCTGATTGGGGATTGGCTGGCACACATGCAGACCTATGGGAAGTATGCGAATGGTGTTCTGTTTAGGAATAGCTACCCTGAGCTTCAGGAAATCCTAAGGCGTATGGAAGTGTTGTTCGAGCCGTTGAAAGCTAAGTGGAAAGAGAAGGATGGGACTTGGACGTTCCATAATGGTGCTATCCTGCGTCTGACCTACCTTGATTGCTTCTCAGATGCTTTGAAGCATAGAGGAAACCAGTTCACATGGAGAGGGCACGACGAATTGACCATGCGACCTACGGATGAGGAATACGTGTTCCTGGATAGCCGTATGCGTTCTGCTAATGGGGTTCCCTGTAAGACCATCTCTACGACCAACCCTGGTGGTCCTGGACATACTTGGGTGATGAAACGGTTCAAGATTGACATCTACCCTAACGGGATGACTCCGATCCATGAGTATTATGACCTAGAGAAGAACATAAGGATGGAGGCGCATGAGGTTCCTCCTGAGTGGAACAAGGCAGAGAAGGCAGACCTACCAAAGCATATTAGACGCAAGACGCGTATCTTCATCCCTTCTAAGCTCCAGGACAACGCATTCTTGGACTCAGATGGTATGTATCGAGGCAATCTGCTGTCCCTTCCAGAAGCCCAGAGACGGATGATGCTTGATGGACGATGGGACATTGTTGAAGGTGCTTTCTTTGATGAATGGGATCCTAATGTTCACACGATACGGGCTTTCACCCCTCCACCGGACTGGAAGAGATGGATGGCGGGAGACTGGGGCACAACTAAACCCTATGCCTTTGTTTGGTTCACTGAGGCCCCAAACGGTGAGGTTTACGTATACCGTGAGCTATATGGATGCAAAGAAGGGAAGGACAATGAGGGACTGAGAGAAAGCCCTGCTACCGTGGCAGAGAAGATCCTCCAGGTGGAGCAAGAGGCTGATGAATGGATTGGCGAACGGTATCTGGATGCTTCATGCTTTGATAACTATGAGATGGGAACGTCTGTAGCTGAGCAGTTCCGTCTCAATGGTGTCACCTTTCAGAGAAGCCAGAAGAAGTTCAAGTCGGGCTCGATCGCCATGTTCCGGGACTACCTCAAGGTAATCAATGGAACCAGTAGGTTCAAAGTGATGACAAATTGTCACCACTTGATGCGCCATATCCCGCTGGTGCAGATAGATAAGAGTAATGTGGAACAGTATGATAGTGATGGCGCCGACCACGACCTTGATGCTGTATTGTATGGAATCCGCAGAAATATTAGGACAAAAGAGGAAATTAACGAGGCGAGAGGTATTGGTAACTATAACCGTAGGCTTTTAGCTAAATATGGAGTGTATGGCGCTCATTAATATATGTCGCTATATTGGCATCCGAGGGTATGAGCGTGAGTAAACCAAAGAAGACTCCTAAACCTAAGGCTGACCCCAAGAAGATGATGAATTTCCTTCTCACGGGCAAAAAGACAAAGGTGAAGAAATGAACTACCTGTATGGCAATTACGGGCTTGGTCCATGGATTCCTTGGGCTACCGTCTACAATCCTGCGATCAACCAAGTGAGTATGCCCGCTCAGTATGCCCAGCTTGCGGCTAGCTCGATGAGGCAGACCAATCCTACTACCCCTAACCCTGTATCACTGTCCATTCCTCACGAACAACCCATTACTCCAGCCTATACCATTCCAAAGGAACAGCCCATTAATGCCATTCGGGCTACTAATGGTATGCCTGCCAACTTTGGTCAATATAATGGGTATACTGGTGGATATGGGGCTCAGAATAACCAGTTTGGCAATGTAAACACTGAGATTGCTAATGCTATGCGCATGAGGTTGGGACTGTGATCAAAAAAGGTGTCAACCTATCGCTGCTTCTTCAAGAGGGTGTTGACTTCTGGACGCGGTCTAAGAATGAACGCCTGAAGAAAGAACGCATTTGGTATCAGCTTTGGCTTGCCTATGACTCGAAGTTTGGCGAGACATGGGATGAGATTGATGACTTCCGTTCCAAACGATACCTGCCCGTGCCGTGGAAGGCGGTAGAGACGGTAAGCAGCCGTATTGTCCAGTCTGTTATGCCTACAGAGGACTGGTTTGATTGCGTTGGTCGGACGCCTAATGACGATACTGGGGCAAAGATGATGAAGTCTTTGCTTAATTGGCAGCACTATAAGGCTAGCTTTCGGGTTGAATTTGCGAAACTCATCAAGCATGCCTGCATCTTTGGCAATGTCCCATACTGTATTCACTGGGAGACGGTAGAGCAGCAGGTTCCTGACCGTGGAGCCTTTGAGATGCGTCTCATGATGCAGGCCATGGGGCAGGAAGACCAGGGGAATGGTGAAATCCCCATGAAGAAGGTCCGTAAGTATGACGGTCCTGCACTCACGGTTGGGAACATCTTTGACTATGTCCAGGATTTGACCCCAAATAGCCATAAAACAGCTCTCCGTTGTATGCGCTCGTTCAAGTCTCATGCCTACCTCATGGCTATGAGTGAAGAGAATGAGGATGGGTATAGCGTCTATGACCGTAAGGCTGTGAAGAACCTGAGTGACCAAAACACCACCAAGGAGTCTTCAGACAGCCTTAAACGCGCCCTAGAGCGTGAGATTGGCATCAACCGATTCCCTGAGGACAAGGTTGAGCTTCTTCAGCTAGAAGGTGACATTGAAGTTGATGGGAAGCTCTACCAGAACCATATCCTTGTGATTGGCAACCGTCTGGAAGTGCTTCGGTTTGAGCCGAACCCGTTCCTTCATGGCAAGCCTACTTGGAATATGTTTGTTCTGCATCCTGAGCCCAATGAGACTTATGGACGCGGAATCCTTGAACCGAATATGGGGCTCAATGACATCATCCAAGTCCGGGTCAATCAGGTTATTGACGCGAATACCCTCAGTGTGAACCCCATCTTTAAGTTCAAGCGTGATGGCGTGTTTGACCCTGAGAACTTTGTGTCTGCTGCTGGGGCACTCATTGAGTGTGCCGACCCCAACAACATTCAGCCCCTTGTGACCCCTAACACAACTGTCAGCTCCATGCAGGAATTGGGGTTCATCCTCCAGCAGTTCAACAGTAATACCGGCGCTTCTGACAACTTCTCTCAGCCCGGACAGCCTGTAAGTGCTACGGAAGCTAGTATTACCGCTTCTATGGCAAATAGCTCAATGGCAGAGACTATTAAGCACGTGGAGCATACCGCTGTCATTCCCATGCTAGAAATGGAGATGAGCCTCAACCAGCAGTTGATGGACCGAGAGACTTGGATACGCATCATCTCTGACGGTGAAGGTCAAGCTGCTGACCCCAAGACTGGTGTTCCTTACCAGATGGGGCCTGCTCCGTTCAAGGTCACACCTGAGGATATTGCTGGAGAATATGACATCTTCCCGGTTGGGTCTAGCGCCATCGTCCAGAACCAACAGAAGGTTGGTCAAGTCATCCAGATGACCACCGCATTCCTCCAGAGCCCCTTGGCGGAGGATATTAACGGACAGCGCTTCCTGAATGAAGCCTACAAGATGATTGGATACAACCGCGCTTGGGTGTTCTTAAAGACCCCGGAGGAAAAACTTGCAGAACAACAGCAGAAACTTGCTCAACTCGCTTCAGAGCAGCAGATCACTAGCGCCCAACAGCCCGGAGGACAAGGCGGCATGGGCAAACCTGGTCCAGAACCAGGACCTAGAGGTTCTGCTTCGCTGGCTGGCGTGGCGGAAGGAGGAGAGCCTGGAACTACCAGACCCTCAGACGCCCAATTGGCAGCAAATCGCCTTATGTAAGCAAGGAGAGCTAAAACTTATTGAAGATATTGCAGCAACACTAAAAAGTTATTACCCTAAGTGACATAATCCGACCGAGGGGTCGTAAAACACCGATAAGGAGAGCCAAATGGCAGAGAATGAAGTAGAAAACACCAATATCCCTGAAGAAAACCATGAAACTCCGGTGGTCGAGGCCCAGGATCGAATGGTTCCTCTTAAAGAGGTCCAGGAATTGCGGGAGCAGTTGAGGCAGCAGAAGGCGATGTTCGACCAGTCACAGGCATATCAGCAGCAGCTTATGTCTATGATGCAGGCACAGAACCAACCTAAGCAGCCAGAAGTCGATGTTGACCCTGAGATCAAGAAGGCGCTTAGCCCCTACCTGAAACCGTTTGAAGAACGCAATGCGAGTCTTGAACGTGAACTCCAGGCGGCTCGTGCTCAGCAGGCTCAGTGGGATGCAGAGCGTTACATTGAACGCAATCTGCCCAACATCAACGAAATCAGGTCTGACATCGCGGCTTACATCTCCGCCAACTTCACCCCCCAGGAACAGCAGGCGATCCTGTCCAATCCTCGTGAAATCGTTCACATTGGGAAGCTCGTGGGCAAGGAGAAGAAGGCTACCGTAAAGACTGAAGCTGCTTCGGCGGTTCGTGGTCGAGCGGTAACAGAGACGGGGTCTTCCATTGTTCGGCCTGAAGGTAAGCAGTCTGGTTTAGAACTCGCTACCTCTGGTAGTGATGATGCTTTCAGGGAACATCTCCGCGCTCGCGGTTTTAACGTCTAAAGGAGACACACATGGCCGGTCCGGCTACTACTTCCAATTACCCTGCACTTGGCGTATACGTTGAACGTGCAGCCCTTGAGGTTGCAAAGCCTCTTCTCACTATCAGCAAGTTCGGCAAGAAGGTTACGATCCCTTCTAAGTCCAGCAAGACGGTTAAGTTCCGTCGCGTGGAACGCCTTGCTCCCCTCAATGGTGCTGATTCTGCCGCCATCAAGTCCCTGGTCGAAGGCATTACGCCCAACGCCGTGAATAGCGCTGTCACCGATCTGAGCTTGACGCTTTCCCAGTATGGCAACCTCTCTCAGATCACAGATCAGGCTACCTGGATCAATGAAGTGGATGTCAACCAGGAAGAGATCAGCCGTAACGCTGAGAACATGGTTCAGACCATCGAACGCGCTTACTGGGCTGGTATCGTGGGTGGCACCAATGTTCAGCGTTTGACGGATGATGTTGGTGGTATTTCTGGTGCTGCTCGCGTGAACGTCGCTGGTCGCATCAATGCCGCTGCTCTGGACAAGGCTATCCGCACCCTTCAGCAGAACGTTGCTCGCCCGATCACCTCTGGTCTTCGTGCTTCCGGCAATTTCAATACGTCTGGCGTTCGCGCTGGTTACGTCTGCGTGATTCAGCCCCAGGTCAAGTATGATCTGGAGAAGGTTCCCGGATACATTCCCCTTGCTCAGTATGGCACCCTTGAGGGGACGCTTGATGGTGAAGTGGGTTCCTACAAGGAAATCCGCTTTGTGGTTAGCACCCTTGCTCAGATCTATCCTGACGCTGGCGCTGCCGTGAGTGGCACCTACTCCACCACTGGCACTAACAATGACGTGTTCATCAACATGATCTTCGGCGCTGATGCTTATGCGGTTGTGGATCTGGCTGACTCCGCTCAGACCTTCTACATCCCCCCCAGTCAGGTCGATCACAGCAACCCCTTGGGTCTGTTTGGCTCGATTAGCTGGAAGGCGATGGCTGGCAGCATCATCCTGAATGATGCCTGGCTTATCCGTCAGGAATGCGCTGCTTCCGCTTAATGAAATGAAACTGGCGGGGTGACAATAGGGTTGCCCCGCCTTTCTCTTGGAGAATTGAAATGGCTTTCACCTTCTCGAATGCTCAGGCTGATCCCGTTACCGGGTTTTATACCTGCACCGCTACCACTGACGCAACTTCGGCTGCTGGCACCTTCTATCCTGGCTTTAAGCCCCGTTACGTGCGAGTGCTCCAGGTTACGACTCCTGCTATCTATGAATTTGTCGATGGAATGGCGGCTGGCACTATGATTCAGCAGATTGCTGCTGGCACAACCTCCCTGGTTGGCACCAATGGCATTACGGTGGTTGGTGGCGATAGTGCTACCCCCGCCCAGGCGGCTGTGACACTTGGCACGGGTTGCCACACGAACAGCGCCACCTTCCGTATCGTTTGCTATAAGTAAATGGAGAATACAATGGCCGAGGCCGAAAGCAATCTCAGTAACCAGCCTGAGAAGATTGAGAAGAAGCCCATCCACAAGAACAAGGGTGGCCGTCCCCGTAAGGCTCTCAAGCCCAAGGAGGTCATCCTTGAAGTGGAGCAGTCAGCCAAGAAATCCAAGCGCAATCTTCGAGGTTGGGTGACTGAAAAGGCAGCTGAGATTACGCTTGTTTCCACCCCTGAAGAGGGAGAGACTTGCGTTTTCAAGCTGGGCGATAGCCCCATGCTGTCCGTTCGTCGTGGCTGCAAACTCGTCGTTCCTTACGATGTGATTAGTCTTCTGGAAGATAGCAAGGTGAAGATCCCCATGACCAAGTGGGAGAGTGGCAAGCCCGTTGGAGAGTATGAAGTCCTCCACACTCGTTTCCCCTACATCTTCCATGGTGAAAAGACCTGGGACGAATACGAGGCTTTCCTTGCCGATCAGCGCAAGAAGCCTGATACTGTTTAACGCAAGGGACAACAGTAAACATATTGCCCCTGAGTGGATTAAACCCATTCAGGGGCTTTTGTTAAGGTGAAGATAATGCAGCGATACTATGGGACAGTAACAGACGGGACAACGGGACGGCCTGTAGAGGGTGCGACTGTCACGGTATTCACTTCTGGAGTTACAAATCCACTGCCATCTTTGTTTTCTACCGGTGGTAGTGGAACTCCTAGTACTCAGATTCTAAATCCCATTACTACCGATACATTTGGTAATTTCGGGTTCGCGGCCCCTGATGGCAGGTATGATATCCAGATTTCGGGCGGTAACATGCCTACGCTGCTTCTGCCTAACATCTGCCTGTTTGATAACACCATTTCATATCCCAGCCCGGCATTAGGAACTGTTACTAGTGTGTCCTTAACTGCACCTTCAATTTTTGCAATAGCTGGAAGCCCTGTTACCGGTTCTGGGACCATTGCCTTGTCGCTTACCTCTCAGACTGCAAATACATTCTTCGCAGCTCCTAGCGGCAGTTCTGGACAGCCTGTTTTCAGGTCCATTCAATCGTCGGACCTTCCAACAGTAATTTCTGGCGCAACAACAGGGAACAACCCACAGCTGCTTCCAATCGTAACCTACGATAACTGGGGACGTATAATTAATGTAGCACAGATGATAAATGCGCCAAAGTTTAGTGATATTACAAGCAAACCATCAACTGTGTCTGGGTATGGGATTGTTGATGCTGCTGCTATTGGTGCATATAACGCATGGACAAAGGGGCAGAACTCACAGGCTGTTGCGCTTACCCCTGGAGCGAATGTCAGTGTTGACTATTCATTGAGCAATGTCTTCACGCTCACGCCTACCAGCAACTTTACGCTCAACAACCCATCTAGCGCTTCGCCTGCGAGTGGTGCAACCATCCAGATTCAATTCACGCAGGATGCTGTTGGGTCGCGTGTCATTAGCTGGGGGAGCAAATACAAGTTCGCCAATGCTACGGCTGGGGTTCTGTCTACAGCGGCAAATGCAAAGGACACGTTGTATGCGACTTACGACGCTGTGAATGACATTTGGCGATGCGTCCTAAGCAAGAATTTCGCATAGGAGTGAACCATGTGGGGATTCATTCCTGCTCCTGAGACAAGTATCATCTACAAGCCTTCCGCTCTGTCTACCGGCACCATGACTAATGCGTCGTATGCATGGGACGCAGATGATGTTCCATGGAATACGGCGGCTACAAAGACGAATATTGGAAGCTCTACCCCAGGAACCCCTACCAGTGACACATTGATCTTCGATGGGTTCCCATCGTCTGTTATCAGCGGGAATATCAAGATCCAGATTGTATGGTCTGCCAGAGCAGCCGCTTATTGGTCCTATGCTGATTCATTTGTATGGCCCGCAGGTGCTTATGGCGGCCTTGGAAGCTGTGCAGTTGTGATTGATGTATCCAAGGACGGTGGAGCATCATATACCACCTTGAACAAGATCATTGTTGGTAATGCTCCCCCATCCCAGGTGATGACTTCGCTTGCGTCTCCTTTAACCAACGGTTATACCATCACAAAGAACACGGACAGCAGTTTGCCTGTAGCGGCACCAGCTAATATCAATCTCATAAAGGTTAAGGTTAGCACTTATACTGTCACGCCCTCTGGATGGCCTGCGAATAGCCCTATAGCATCTAGCGGAATCGATTTATCCATTTATGATATTAGTGTAAGGGGTGTCTAATGACTGGAATTGGATATACGGGAAGTCAATGCCCCTCGCTGTTGTCTATGGTTAACAGGGTCCTGCGTGAGTCTGGAGTCCAACAGCTATCTACTCTTGTAGGCGCTACGCTTCCAGCCAAGAATGTAGCGGTAGATGCCCTCAATGACTGTATGCAAGAGATCTGCAACCGGGCTCGATGGGAGTGGCAGAAGTGCAGAACCGGTATTCAGCTAGTGGCTGGACAGACCGAGTATCCGCTGCCTGCTGACTTCCAACGAATGTCGGACGATCCCCTGGCCGCTGGCATCCCCCTCAAGCCCTATACGCCTGAAGACTACTATGTGGCGATTGCTGGGTTTATGAACTCTAGTGGTTCTCCAAGTATGTATACAGTATCTTCCAATAAGATCTCTATCTGGCCTGTTCCAGAATCGGATTATGTAACATATAGCCCCATTCTTCCTTATACATACTTCCGTAATCCTGGTCCTCGCATTAGTGCAGACGATGATGTGTTCAACATCCCTGGAGACTTCTACGAGACTTTGGTGTCGTTTGGGAAGTGGAAGGTTAAAGCGTTTCTTGAATACCCTGATGCAGAGTATGAACACCAGCGTTATGAGACTTGCCTTCAGATCCAAATGAATAAGATCGACGGTATCCGCAAGCTCCACCGGATGCATCCACAGCGTAGGTTCCCTGCCATCAAGAGCTGGACCTAGGGGGTTGAATGGTCAACTATGTAGGCAGGACAGAGCAACAGCTAGACGCTAAGAACTTCCTTGGCATCAACTCCAAATCTAGTGTTATCGCTGGAACAGTCGGAGAAGCATTAGACATCCAGAACTGGGACATTGACTTCTCAGGGGCTACCACACGAAGGCTCGGTCAAGAGGTTTATACCAACATCCATAGGGTTTCTAGCTTTTGGGCTAAGACTTGTTTTACTGATACATACTTCTTATCCGATGGATCACAGGTCAAGCTGCTGCTTGATTCCAATGGCACTGTGAGCCTCTACTGCAAGAAGTATACAAATCCAGGCACAGTCTACATTGGTATGGATCTCCTTACAGGGGATTGGATGCAGCTCGACCTTCCATCGTTCTATTGGGGGGTTGGCGCAGCAATAGGAGAGACTGTCGGAGCGTCGCTAAATGGACGCTACTATCTGGCTAATGGGATTAGTGCTCCTGTAGTTATTGTCGATGGCGGGTCCTTTTCTGCCTGGACCGCAACAGACATGAAGACAGCATCTTTGCTGTCTCCACCGTCTAACTTGTCTGGTATTAGCCCTAGTGGGTCTGGCACCACCCAACACCAATACATGGTTACTGCTACAACCGTCCGGGGAGAGACACTACCCAGCCAGATCACTACGGTTAGTGGGCCTGCCATCTTATCCGCATCATCTCCAATCTACCTAACATTTGTCCCTCCAACGGGAGCTTATGGAATCAACGTCTATAAGTACAATAGCGCTGACGCTGCTTTCCACAAGATCACATCCGCATCACTGGCTGGGACTAGTACCATGTTTGTTGATGATGGAAGCTACGCATTCGATCTTTTTAGTTATCCACCTACTGCTAATACGTCCTATAACACGCCCGCCGACTGGGAAACGAATGGATACCCTCAAGGGTTCTTTGTGCTGTCAAGAGGCAAGGCGCAGCGTCTTATGGCTTGGCGT